TGCACGAGCGTCATCTGCAGCCGCATCGGCTGCGATGCGGACCCGAGCGCGCCTCCGGCGGCTGGCAGCGCCAGCGCGCCGCCGACGCCCAGCGTGAGGCCGCCGCCGATCCCGTTGCGCGCGGCCGCCGCGAGCGTGCGGCTGGCCGACGCGACACCGCTCTCACCCGACATCAGACCATTGATCAAGCCCTGCACGGTGTACTGGCCCAGGATGTGCATCTCCTGGGACGGGGAGAAGATGTGCAGCGCCGACTTGATGCCGCTCAGGATCGTGCCGCCGATGTTTGTGACCTGGTGGATCAAGCTGCCGATCATGGAGGTCATGCCGCCGATCAGCCCGTTGAGCACATCCTGGCCAGCGGTCCACAGCAGTTTGCCCATGTTGCCCAACCACCCCATGATCTTGCCGGGGAGTGCCTCGAACCACTTCGCCACGTCCACCGCGACCTTGTTCAGGCCGTCGATGAAGCGGAGCACGAAGCCCAGCGCATCGCCGATCCACTGGATGAGGTCAGCGAGCCACTTGACCAGGTCGACCAGCACCTTCGCCACTGCGGTAATCGCCGGAGCCAGAATATTGATCAGCAGGACGCTGAATTTGGTGTTCAGCTCGATCAGCGGCAGCAGTGGCGGCAACAGCTGGTTGATGAGCACGAGCGCGAGGTTCAGGATCGTCGGCAGCAGCGGAAGCAGCGCCAGCAAGATTTTCGACAAGGCCGGGAGCATCTGGTTGAACGCCGGCACCATCGACTGCATCAGCTGCGTGGCCAGGCGCACCACTACCTCGATGATCTGAATGATGATCGGCAGGCAGGGAGTCAGCGCCGTCAGCAACTGGATGACCAGGTGGGCGATGGTCGGCAGGATCTGCGCCAGTGCGCCACCGAGTGCCCGTGCCAATTGGGCGATGATCGGTTCCAGGGCGACCACCACCGGGATCAGCGCATTCGCGAGCGTGATCACGATCTGCCCGAACGCGGGCGCCAGGATGCTGATCAGCTGCGCGCCGATCGGCAGGACCGCGGCCAGCAGCTGGCCGAACGCGCCGGCCACGACGCCGATCAGCTTGCCCAGCACAGCGAAGGTGGGCGCCAGCTCGACGAACGTCTTCGCGAGCACCCCGAACACCTGGCCGATCACCGGCGCCAGCATCGCGGCGAGACTGCCGAACGCGGTGCCCGCCTCGGACAGCAGGTTCGCAATCAGCTGCAACGCCGGGGCCGCGGCCGTCAGGATCGTCGAGGCCAGCTTCAGCAGGGTGCTCAGCAGCGATGTGGACGGTCCGAACCACGCTGTAAGGATCTGGCCGAGCGGGCCGCCGAGCGACGCGAGCAGCTTGCCGAGGGTCTGCGCGAACTGCAGCAGCGTCGGGCCCATGCTTTGGATCAGCGGCAGCAGCACCGAGGCGATCGACGCCAGGGCCTGCCCGATCCCGCTGGCCAGCGCCTGCATGATCGGGCCGCCGATCTGGGCCAGGGACTGCAGCAGTACCCCGACGAACGGCAGCAGCTGAGCGACCACGGACAGGATCCCGCCGATGCCCTGCGCCGCGCCGGACGCGCCCTGGGCGAGGACCGCGAAGAACTGGCCGAAGCCCTCGAGCAGTTGCGGCAGTACGGACGAGATCGCGGTAACGACCGGGTACAGGCCCTGCAACGCGGTCAGCAGCCCGGGCATCAGCTGCTCGATGCCGGAGCCCAGCGCCGTCGCGAGATCGCGGAGCATCGGCGCAGCCCACGAAAACGCGTCCTGCAGCTCCGGACCGATCTCCTTGAACACCGACCCGAGCATCGAGGCGATCTGTGTCAGGACTGGCACGAACGGCGCGGCCAACTGCGTCAGGGACTTGCTAACCTCGGTCTCCAGGTCGCTGAAGCTCTTGGCGACCTGCTTGTTGCCCTTCTCAGCCATGATGCCGAGCGCACCGAACGCCAGCGGCAGGCCGCCGAGCAGCGCGCCGGAAACGATCGAGCCGGCCGCGGCGATGCCGGTGAGCATCGCCCCCGACTTCAGCGTCCCGGTGATCGACCCGGTGAATGCGTGCGTGAAGCGCTGGCCGGCCGTATCGCCAGAGGTGTCGGCGAACGTGCCGAAGATGGCCAGGAGCGCGCCGGACTGGAGCTTGGAGCCGAGATCGGAGGCGATGTTGTTGGTATCGCCGAGGTTCTTGTTCATATCCTTGATCGGCTTGTTCGCGTCGTCGATCTTCCGGGCGGCGTCCTCGGCGCCGTCGGCGACGTCGTCGAGGCCCTTCCGGTCACCGATGGTGAAGATCTTGAATACGAGGTCTGCCCCACTGGCCACGTCGCCCTCCCTCCCTTAGCCGCTGGCCTGCGCGTCGCGCCGGTCCAGGTAGTCACACAGGTCGTCGAACTCCTGCGCCGTGAGCAGGTCGATCTCCCACGGCCGGATGCCTATTTCGCAGAACCGTCCGAGTTCCCGGTGGCGCCGCTTGCGGTAGGCGTCTTCTTCTTCCCGGAGCCGGCGCGGCGCGTGCCGGACTTGGGCCCACGGGTTGGGCCGCCGGTAGGGTTTTCGTCGTCGACCACCTCCGGGGAGAGCGAGCCGAGGTTGAAGTCGAACTCCGCGGCGGGCATCTCTTCCGCGGCCTTCCGGAACGCCAGGCCGCGCTCGGCGGCCAGCGCCCGCACCTTGATGAGCCAGATGAACGCGGCCAGGGTGCGCAGGTCGTTGCCGAGGTCTCCGACCTTCAGGTTCGCGATGTCCACGCCCCAGTCCTTCTGGAGCAGGTCGGCCTCGGAGAACATCAGTTGGCCGGGCGCGAAGGTGTGGACCTCGCCGGTATCCGTGTCGGTGATGCGGATCAGGGTCATGAAAGTGGCGCCTTTCTAGTGGACGTCCCGCGCGACGGCGTCGGCGGTGGCTTGGATCGCATCGGAGACCTTGCTGGCGAGCTCGTCACGATGCTTCTTGATCACGGCGTCGAAGTAGGGGCGGCCGAGCTGCGTGGCCCACACGTCCCGGTTGCCGAACACCGGGTGGCGCCAGCCCTTGGGGTTGTTGAAGTTCTTCGGGAGCTTGCGCTGCTTGTTCGGCATCCGGTCGGCGCGGGTGCGCCAGGTCGCGTTCACCCCGGCCGGCCCGGACGCCGACACGGAGGTGGAGACGGCGCGGGCGATCGTGTCGCGCAGGCCCGCGCCAGCCGCGGCCTTGGCGGCCTGCTTGGCGCGGTGCGCGGCCCGCTCCGCCTCCTCGGTGGTGCCATGCTTCTCGGCCCGCTTGCGGGCGGTGGCCTCCGACAGGCCCTTGGTCATGTTCAGGGCATGCGCGGCGCGCCGGCCGCGGCCACTGGTGGTCACGGCGACCACAGTCGACGGCGCTGAGCGCACGGTGTCCTGAACTTCCTTCGTGACCGGCTTGACTGCGGCGCGCAGGTTCTTGACGACCTCGCCGCGCATCTTCTTCGGGGCGGCGCGCATCGTCACCGACAGCTGACGCAGCTGGTCGGCACCGGTGATATACGCGTCGGCCATCTCAGACCGTCGCCTCGGTCGACTGCACGATGATGGTCAGCGGCTCGTTGGCCAGGTCGTAGAAGGCCTCGAACGGGTAGCTGCCGGACACGATGTCCTTGCCGCCGGCCCCGGCGTTGCCGTCGTTGAGCTTGACGTTGTTCCAGATTGCCTGGACCGCGGAGACCGTTCCGGACAGCGCGCCGAGGGACCATGTGGCGATGATCGTGAACCCGGTGTCGGAGTAGAACGCGTCCTCCCAGTACGTCTTGTTGACGAAGTCGGAGGTCGCGGTGCCGGTAAAGGCATAGACGTCGGAAACGAGCTGTTCATCCTTCAGGCCCTGGTTGCCCATGTACTGCCTGTCGGTGTTCAGCTTGTGCTCGACGGCGAAGTCGAGGCCCGACACGCCGTCGATGATGCTCGCGGTGGACGCGGCCGCGGCCGACGCGCCGATCTGGATCTGGGACTCGGCGAAATGAAGCGGCGTCTGCGCAGTGTAGGACGCGGCGGCCTGCGTATACGGGGTCTGTGTCGCGCCGTTCGGGTAGCCCTGGTATGCAGTGGTGATCAGCGGGTCTTCGAGCACGCGGGCGTCGTAGTCGATAGACGCCGTGAGGAAGTCCGCCTTCTTGCAGGAGAACGAGGCCTTGGTGGGCTTGGCGCCGAGTAGGTCCCTCTGGCGCAGCACCGCGTCGGTGGTCGGGGTGCCGACCTGCCACGCCACGCTCTTGCCGGCGACGTCGTTACGGAAAGTGAACGTGTAGCCATAGATCGATCCAGATGGCTGCACGCGCGAGCCGGCGACGTAGATGCCCGTGCCAGCGGTCTGCGCGCCGGCCGCTCCGTAGGCGTAGGTTCCGGAGATCTGGTTGAGCAGTCCGATGAACCCGGTGGTACACACCTCGAGCGGCACGGTGAAGGTGGCACCCTGGGAGGCGACGACGCGCCGCGAAACGAGGTTGGCGAGGCGGCCGCCGGCGAGCGGGCTCGACTGCTTGGTCGTCTTGACCTTCTTCGGCTGGATGCCGGAGGTAGGCTCGACGGCGCGCCAAACCGGGGACGTGACGACCGTGCCGTAGCCGGCGGATTCCGGCGTCCAGATGGCGGTGGCGCCAATGCCGGTGCCGATGGTGGACAGGGTCACTTCTGGTCACTCCCTTCGGCCGCGGGCTGCGGCGTGGCGGCTGTCGGCGGGGCCGCGGCCGGCTCAGGTGCGGGCTCCGGCTTGGCATCCGCCTTGGGCTCCAGCGACGGCTGAGGCGCGGCGGGATCCGGGTCCAGCGGCGTGAAGCCGCCGGCAACCCAGTGCGGCCACTCCTCGTCCGGCACGGTGAACTCCTGGCCGTGCTCGACGGAGATCCAGCCGAGGGTCGGCAGCACGCGCACGCCCGGGCGCTCCTTGAGCTGACCGTCGGCCTCGTCGATGTACTGCTCCGGCGGGTCGGCGAAGTCGTTGCGGAACCTGGCCATCCTCAGTGCTCCCTCATGTCGTGGTCAGCCTCTGCATGTACTGGACGTGAAACACGATCCGGCCGATCATCCCGGCGTCGTCGGAGTCGTAAGAGAACGTCAGGCCGCCGGCGATCTGCGACCACTTCACGGCGCCGCCCATGGTCGTGTCGCCCGGGCCGGTCGTCGGGGATCCGCGCAGCAGCAACTCGAACGTGGCCAGGAGGCCGAACGCGCCGGCGCGCACCTGCGCGGCCGGATTGTCGGCATTGCCGGTCCAGTACTCGACGCAGCACACGATCTCGCCGGTCTCGTTGCGGGACCGGGCCTGGACGATGGTCGCGAACTCCTGCTCGGCCGTCGCGGCCTCGCCCTCACTGGTCGGGTCGGCGCCGATCCAGATCCGGGCAGTCGGGGTGAGCTGCGTGTCGGAAAGCATCGGGCCCTCGACGACCTGCATCGGCGCCGGGAAAGCCGCGGTGGCCGCGGTCACCAGGTAGCCGATCGCGGCGCCGAGCTGCGAGGTGAGCGTCACTTCGCCTCACCGCCCTTCTGCGCGGCCAGTAGCTCGCGGTGCCGGCGCTCATGTCGCGCCTGTGACGCCACGAAGTGCAGGGCGATGCCGGCCAGGGTGGGCGCGCTCGGGGTCCAGAAGTTCGCCCACGTCGCCGTATACAAGGCATGCAGGACGCTCATGCGATGCCCCCCACGTCGCGGGTGCCGGGTGCGTCGAGGAGCTCGAGCGCCCGGTTGGGGATCGCGAAGCCCCACATCTGCGTGGTGTCGTCGCCGGGGTTGGTCATGCCGGAGCGGTTGCCGGAGCGCTCCATGCCCCACAGGTGCCGCAGGATCATGCTGGTGGCGAGCATCACGTTGTCGGGGATGATCGGCCGGCCGACCGTGTAGGTGAAGTCGTAGGGCCCGTAGATGAACGGCAGGCCCGCGGTGTGGCGCACGAAGCCGCCGGGTGCATTCTCGGCCTGGTTTACGGTCAATAGCGACAGGTCGTAGACGAGCCCGTACGTCAGCACTGGCGTCATCGCGATCAGCGGGTAGGCCTGGCCGGCGGGCTGGTAGACCGGCCAGTGGTCCAGGGCGATCTCGATGCCGCCCGCGCGGATCCGGTCCGTGACCTGCCGGATCACGCAGCATCCGGCCAGCTTCTCCACCACGCCCGTGATCGCGCCGAGGTACTCGCGTACGTCGTCGTCGTACGCGTCGTCGGTGATCCGCAGGCGGCGCTTCGCATCCGACAGGGAGATGATCGTGTCGTCGGTGCCGGAGCGCACGTCGAAGCTGTCGGTGTGCGCGCCGACCCCGACGCCCGGGCCCGGGGTGCCGCCGCCGACCCAGCGGATCGTGTGCCGGCCGACCTGTGTCGTCGGGTAGTCGTAGTAGTACCAGCCGGTCGACGAGCCGGCCGACTGGTCCGGCGGCAGGCCCTGCGTCGGAGTGAGCGACG